CACTTTGCAAAAATATATAATAGACTAGTTGTACTGCATCATATATAATGTATTAAATTAATTTGTAAATTTTATTAGTTTAAAAGGAAACGATATGGCACATTTTGCTAAATTAAGTCCAGATAATGTAGTAGTTTACGTTACTGTTGGTCGAGATGAAGACAATGGTAGGGAGAATGAATTAACTGCAAGAACTGGAGATGTTTATAAACAAACTTCATATAACACAAGAGGTGGTGTTTATTTTAATTCAGATGGAACAGTTCATCCGAATCAATCCAAAGCATTTAGAAAGAATTTTGCTGGATTAGGTTATACTTATGACGCGGGCAGGGATGCATTTATTCCACCCAAACCATATAATTCTTGGCAACTAAATGAGACTACGTGTCTATGGGAAGCACCTGTTCCCATACCAGGCGATGCTGGCACTGGTGATCCCCCAAAAACGTATATATGGAATGAAGAACAATTAAATTGGGTTGAAAATACAATTACTGTATAATAAAAGGAAATAATTATGGCTAATATTGATCCGAACATGGTTTTAGAAGCATTGTTTCCAACAGCAGTTGGATTTTTTGATCTTGGTAGAGATCTTACAACAGATGAAATGGATTGTATACTAGATCAAGAAAAAAGAACTAATGTGGGCAATTTAACAAGCACTAATTCTTATATTCTTTCGGAAAATAGATTATCGGATCTTAAAGAATTTTTTGATCATTGTTTTAATATGTATTTAACAAGTATTGTAAATCCTAAAGAAAACATCAAATTGAGAATTACACAATCATGGTTAAATTATACTGAACAGAATCAACATCACCATAAACATGCACACCCAAATAGTTATTTGTCTGGAGTATTTTTTGCGAAAACAAATAATGATGTTGATAAAATCTTTTTCTTTAAGGATGGTTATCAGCAATTAAAAATACCTCCAGCTAATTGGAATATTTGGAATTCTGAGTCTTGGTGGTTTAGTGCAGGTCAAGGTAAGTTGATTGTCTTTCCCTCAAGTTTAAATCATATGGTTGAATCTAAATTAGATAATAATCTACGTATTAGTATTGCAATGAATACTTTTCCGATAGGTTCGCTTGGTTCTGAGAATGATCTTACTCAGTTAATTTTGTAATGTCATACTCAGCACAAGTAATAGATCATTATGAAAATCCTCGTAATGTAGGATCCTTTGCTAAAGAAGCCAAAAGAATTGGCACAGGCATGGTCGGTGCGCCCGCATGCGGTGATGTGATGAAGCTTCAAATACAAGTAGATGAAAATGGTATCATTACGAATGCTAAATTTAAAACATATGGTTGTGGTTCGGCGATTGCTTCTAGTTCACTAATTACCGAATGGGTAAAAGGTAAAACTCTAGAGGAAGCTGGCACTATTCGTAATACTCAGATTGCAGAAGAACTTTCGCTTCCCCCCGTCAAGATTCACTGCTCCATTTTAGCAGAGGATGCAATTAAGGCCGCAATAAAAGACTTTAAGGAGAAAAACCATGGCTGAAGAATTCGATTTTCATTTTACTGAAGATCATCTTAATCATCTAATACCTAAAGCAAAAGATATTACTGAATGGTATAATTCTATGTGTGAAATACTTCCTCAGTATGATATTTATGATGTAGCTCGTGTATCTGCATTTATTGCTCAATGCGCACACGAATCCGGGGGATTTACCATGTTATCGGAAAATCTAAACTATTCTTGGCAAGGACTTCGTAAAGTATTTCCAAAATACTTCTCCGATGATGCTACTGCACAAGCATACAATAGACAGCCGGAAAAAATAGCAAATAGAGTATATGCCAATAGAATGGGTAATGGTCCTGAGGCAAGCGGCGAGGGGTATAAGTTTAGAGGCAGGGGATTAATTCAATTGACCGGTAAATCTAACTATGCTCGTTGTTCTAATGATATGTTTGGAGATTCAACTTTATTAGAAAATCCCGATGCACTAACCCAACCATATTATGCATTACATTCAGCATGTTGGTTTTGGAATGCGAATAAATTAAATGAATTAGCAGATGCTCAGGATATTAAAATGATGACCAAAAAAATAAATGGTGGCTTTATTGGTTTAGAAGATAGAATTAAACATTATAATCATGCTATAGAAATACTACAAACTTAAAATGAATTTTAATCATGTAAATTTGCCTTCTCTTAAACTTACGCAAGTAAATTTAGAAGACGGTAAAAGATATTATGTGACACCAGAGGGAAATAAATATCCCTCAGTCACTACAATGTTAAGTCATTTTAGTAAGAATGCAATTCTAGAATGGAGAAACAAAGTAGGACATGAACAAGCAAATAAAATATCTAAAGCTGCATCTGGACGTGGAACTAGATTACATAAATTAGCTGAAAAATATTTAGCTAACGAAGACATGGTAATAGATAATCCAACTACATATGAATTATTCAAAACACTATTGCCCTACCTTAATAATATAGATAATATTTACATTCAAGAAAAATATTTATATTCAAATCATTTAAGATTAGCAGGTACTGTAGATTGTATAGCTGAATATAAAGGCAAGATAAACGTAATAGATTTTAAAACCTCATCTAAACCAAAAAGAGAAGATTGGATAGAAAATTATTTTATTCAAACTACTGCATATGCAATAATGTTTGAGGAAAGATACAAAATATCTGTGCCTAGAATTACTATTATTATCGCTGTAGAAGATGATTATCCACAGATATTTCACAAAAAACGAGATGACTATGCTGGTAAATTATTGAAAATGCGAGATGAATACGAAAGAGCAACAAAAGACTAGACAAACTAATCTTTTTTTAGTATAATATATAATCATATAGTTGTATGAAGCAAACAGAAAAGTGCTGCGGACGCGGGTTCGACTCCCGCCTGGTCCACCAAAATAAACTTTGAGATACATTATACTAATTATTGTTTTGTTTGGAATAAGTCTAGTAATTATACCTGGAATAGGAATTATTATAGGTATACTGAAGAGTTTATTTTAATGGGCCAGACATGGTTTCGACGGAGCAAATAGTATGTAAGTGGACAACTCGATAGGCGAAGGACGTAATCCTAGCAAAACAATAGACGCAAACGATGAAGTTTACGCATTAGCAGCATAAACACTGCTTAGGGTTTCGATGGGTTTCCTCGTAACAGAATAACCCATCAATTTATTCACATACACACAGGAGAAACTTATGTCTAATATGACACCGTTTGAATTAAGATTAGAGTTATTGAAGCTATCTAAAGACATGCTTGGTGAGGATTATTTTGCCAAGCGAGAAGTATCGCATAATAATTGGCAAACATCTTGTGAAAATGCAAGACAGCGTGGCGAATCCCTTCCCCCTCAACCGGATCTGCCAGCATATCCTTCAGAAATAGAAATCATTGCCAAAGCTCAGACTTTTAATGATTTTGTATCTCAAATTCCAACTCATAACTTAGAAAAAACATCTAAGAAATAATCATTGGGGGCATAGTCCCCCAATAAAAAATAAATGGAAAAGTTAATCAAACTATTTTTTGTATGCTTTGCCGCAGTTATTTTAGGTAATTTCTTTTATAAGTTTATAGATATTAAACTTGAGTCATTAAAGAATGATCATAATACTTCAACTCGCTATACTACCATGGCAGAGAGAGAAAAACAATTAGAATGTCTTGCATACAATATTTACTATGAAGCAGCAAAGGAATCATTCGAAGGCAAAGTTGCAGTGGCTCAAGTTACAATAAATAGATCAGAATCTGGATTATTCCCTTCTGACATTTGTAAAGTTGTATATCAAAAAAATATAGTAATGGAAAAGATGATTTGTCAATTTAGTTGGTTTTGTACTTCAGTAGTTAAGAAAAAACCAATGAATCAAAGTGCGTATGATGAATGCTACGCAGTAGCTAAGAAAGTATTATTAGAAGGATTTAGATTACAAATTCTTGAGGAGGCCATGTATTATCATGCAAACTATATTAACCCGGGGTGGAATAAACAAAAGATTACAAAAATTGGTAATCACATTTTCTACAAATAAAATGAATATAATTCAAAAATTTAGTAATGTTAATCTTCAAAAAATAATTGAATACTTTAGAACACACGTTACTGCAGCAACAGCTGAAACTATAACATGGGTTGCTATTATTTTAATTCATGCATCCATTGTTCCTACTATGATTGCTTTGATGAATGGATTATCAGATAAAACACCACCAATTGATTTAGTATTGTTTATTTGGGGTGGACTGTTATTGCTTTTTATTAGAGCATCTATTTTAAAAGATATGCTAAATGTTATTACTATTGGTGCTGGATTTTTAGCCCATGCTGTAATGTTAGCTTTGGTATTATTTAAATGAATACTCTAAAAGAAGCAACTAAAGAAAAACATGCCATAGCAGAATCGCTACCTTTTATCAAATCCATTTTTGAGGGTACAGTAGATAGAGTACAGTATTGTGATTATCTTTATCAATTACATTTTGTTTATTATACTTTGGAAAATCACGGATGCAATCTAGGACTTTTTAATGATATTGAAGACTTATTACGCGCTTCTTTTGTAAGAAAAGATTTTGTGGAATTGGCTTCTAAAAATTACAAAAATATTTGTAATTCAGAAACAAATAAATATCTAAAATATCTTGATGATATTTTTTATGATGATATCTACAATAGGCGTAATAGAATAATGGCTCATATTTATGTAAGACACATGGGCGATCTGTTCGGAGGCCAACAACTGTCTAAGCTTGTACCAGGATCAGCCTCAATGTATAAATTTAATAATTTAGTGCATCTTATTTCTGAAATGAGAAAAAGAACTAGTATTGATATGGCAGCTGAAGCGAATATTGCTTTTGATTTTAATATTGCTATTCTAAAACAATATGATTAATATTTGGGACAGAGCCGAGCATTTGGCTAACTATACTATTGGATTATTGCTTAGAAATTCTGACTTAGTCCCATATACCCTTGATCATTCTAGTTATGATTTTAACTGGGAAAATTTTGTGTTTGAATCTAATAAATTTCGAAGAGCACATGTAGAAATAGTTGATGCCAGACAAAACAAAAAAATATGGATAATGCACTTTTGTATTTTTCCTCATTATAATGATTCATCACCTATTTTTGGTTTTGATATCGTGGCCGGTAAAGAAAAAATTACTGGTCTTTTTCATGATTACTCAGTTGCAGGCAATAAAAATCATGAGATGTTAGATACTTTTAAAAATATTTCATCTTCATACTATCCCAATAAACCAAGAGAACTACCTGCTTGGGCAAAACAAATCTTTTCAGAAAACATGATAGCTGCAGGTAATTTGGATAAAATAGAATTTGAAAAAGCATCCGAATTATATTATAATACATTAAATTATTATGTTGCAAATGTAGGGCAAAAACGAGAATCAGAAAACGATTATTCAGAATCTCATGATAGATATTGCTATTATCAAAAGCAAAATCCTCGTACTCCGCAGATGATGATTGGTTTAGGTGTTAACAAGGATTTATTTCAAGAATATATGAATAATATTTTATTTCCTCAAAAAAGAAACTTTAATGAAAGAACTTAAAAAAGAATTAACTGATTCAATGGTAATTACTAAAAGATTTAGATCATCTAATGAATTTTCTTTATATATAGAAGAAAAAGTACATAAAGAAAAGATATCTTATATGGATGCAGTTATTCAATATTGTAATGAAATAGATATTGATGTGGAATCCATTTCCAAATTAATTAATCAACCTCTTAAAGATAAAATTCAAATTGAGGCTGAAGAACAAAACTACTTAAAAAAGAAAAGGGGAAAACTACCTTTATGATAACAATGGATGCCTTTCAAGTATACAAATATTATATGGCATTAAAGCTTCATTTTACAACAGATAAGTATGATGTAATTGAACAAAAAGGAAAAATAAGAGCATCTAGACAAGCATTTGCTAAAAGAACAGATTTATTTGCTATCAACAAAATAGCTAAAAAATATTCTAATGAAGAAATTACAAATTTTTTAATAGCTAATTTTGTATCGGGAGATAGATGGGGTGGAGTGTTTGACAATGAATCTCGCGATAGATATCTTGATTGGAAAAAAAGAATTGAAGGACTATCATATACCTTCAAAAAAGATTTGGATAACATTGAATTAGATATTGAAGAAAATAGTTTACAAAAAAATATATTATTGCAATCTTCTAAAAATTCTCATCCATATATAATTAAAGCATATCTTAGAAAAACTATATCTATAGAAACATTAGTTATTCTTGATAAATTGTATAACATAATAGATAAATTTGATTTAGAAACCAATGATACTATTGTCTGGCCAGATATAAAAAGATTAGTAAAAAAATATAAACCCTTTCTTAAAATAGATATGGATAAATACGATGGAATCTTTAGAAGAAGATTTGACAGTTGTTAAAAAACGAATAAAAGATTTGGAAATGCAGATTGCTATTATGTTGAGTAATTTAGAAGAAATATCTGAAAATATTAGAGATACGCACAGATATCTTGCTAAACTTGCACATAATCAAATGGAATTAACTAAAAGAGTTTCTCAATGGCCCTACATTGTGGTAAATAATCAGGAAGAATAGGAGAATGATTTTTTAAAATGAGTAAGACTAAAACATTTGAATCTTTTGATAAAGAAAAAAAGATACATCGAATAGAAAAGAATAAAAATAAGCTTGACAAGCACAGAAAAATAATATATAATTATGTATCATCACAGGAGCAAGATGATACGTTTGATGAATATTTAGATTATGCTTTCAATACTAAAATCAAACGACGTTAATACTTTATACAACGCATATATGGAGCAATAAATGGCATTTACATCTTTAGCAGATCTTCGCAAATCTCGTGGTGGTTTTGAAACTCTTATGAAAGAGGTTGAAAAAATCGCTAATCCTCAATCTGATTCAAAAGCAGATGATCGTTTTTGGCAACCCGAAGTAGATAAATCCGGTAATGGTTATGCTGTTATTCGATTTTTGCCGGCGCCTATTAATGAAGATCTACCCTTTGTTCGTATTTGGAATCATGGTTTTCAGGGTCCCGGGGGCAAATGGTATATTGAAAATTCACTAACAACTATCGGCAAAAATGATCCGGTATCTGAACTTAATAGCGAATTGTGGAATTCTGGTTCCGAGGCAAATAAAGAAATTGCTCGTAGACAGAAGCGAAAATTAACTTATATTTCAAATATTCTAGTGATTAAAGATCCTGCTCATCCGGAAAATGAGGGCAAGATTTTTCTTTACAAGTATGGAAAAAAGATTTTTGATAAGATTAAAGATTTAACTGAACCGCAATTTGAAGATGAAAAACCTGTCAATCCTTTCGATTTCGATACAGGAGCAAACTTTAAGTTGAAGATTCGTAATGTCGAGGGTTATCGTAATTATGATAAATCTGAATTTGAAAGGCCTTCGCCTGTTACGGAAGATTTAGAAAAATTAGAAAAAATTTGGAATTCAGAGCATTCGCTTATTCAATTTTTAGATTCTAAGCATTTCAAATCCTATGATGAGTTGAAGAAAAAATTACAAATGGTATTATCTGGAACAGCTGCTACAAAACGCGCTGAGGATGCATTTCTTGATGAGGATACTGTTCTCGAGACTGCACCTAAAGCACAAGTAATTACCAAGGCATCTACTTCTAAAGCAGTTTCTGCAAAAGAGATAGATTTTGACAACGATGAGGAATCGTTATCGTATTTCTCAAAACTAGCAAACGAGGACTAATTATGAAATATTTTATTGCATTATTCGCAGCAATTGGAATGGCTGCAGGGGCATATGCAGCAGATGCAAAGAAAGAAGATTCTAAAAAGGATTCTGTTAAAACTACAGCTAAATCAGAGGCGAAAAAAGAATCCCCGAAAGCTGAGGAAAAAAAGGATTCTTCCAAATCTGATAAACCAAAGGTTAAACCAATTGGCAAAGATGGCAAACCTGTAGATGACACCAAGAAATCTGCTGATTTAACCAAGAAATAAAAAAAGGGAGCTAGACTCCCTTTTTAAATGTATTTTGAGACACTTTTTACATATTCTGTTACTGTATGATTAGAATTAGTTGCTGATGCTCCAGACGGTATATAAGTATTTTTAGTATCAGATATCAAGTTATTGTTTACTAAAGAACTTACTATTGGTTTTACTCCCATATTATTTACTGAAGAAAGTTCTTTGTTAGTATCAGAATAAAGTTGTAATTCTGTTCCAGAATTGTTTTGACTTTGTACATCTAAAGGAATTCTAGATTTGCCGCTAGCTTTATCAAGCATAGCACCTATTCTAGATACATTAGGATCAACTTGCTTCGGCACTAAATCTCTTGGTGAATAAAAACTCATTACACCTTTAGGTACACCATATTTATCATTATATTCTTGTCTGTCGGCAGCAGGTAATTGTTGGTATTCTTCATATTTAGAAAGAGCTTTCTGTAGGCTCTCTATACTATCTGCACCAGTTTCTTCTTTCACTAAATTTTCATTTCCCGTTTGGATAAGTTCTCTAGCATAAGCTGGACTTATTTGTTTAATCGCATCTCTTACATTTTTTCCTCTTGCCTCACTTTCTGTAATATTTTCAATAGTAGCTCTGCCAATTGGTGACGAAGCTTCTTGTGAAGAAATATCACCAGATGCAATTCGTTGTCTATTACTTTTTTCTATTTCCATTACTTCATATACAGATAATCCAAAACCTGCGGTTGCAGCTGCAGCTCCCAGTCCGAATAACCTAGCACCTGATCCTGAAATTCTTGGTGATTTTTTCGTATTACCTTTTTTTGATCCCCCCGGTTTATCTATATCTCCGGGTAAATTTATGTCTGTATTCGGCATAGAACCTAAAAGATCTGCTAATTTCTCTGCAATTGCTTCTGCTAGTAGTTCTCGTTCTCTTTGTCTTTGAGTTTCTGCACCCGGTTCAATACCGGATGCTTGAGATAAAGTTTTTCTACTGTCAGTATATTTCGATAAATTGGCAATAGAATTATCATTAGAAGTAGACTCTTTACTACCTATAAGATATGAATACACATCCCTAAATGGATCTATTGTACCTTGCATTATCTCTTTTATATCATTAACTAAAGTTCTTTCTTTATTTTCCTTTAATTTTTCATTTTTTTTCAAATTAGATAAAATTTCTATTAAACTTGTAATCAAATTATCTTTTTCATTATTAGACGTATCGGGATTATTGATCTCAAGAATTTCATTATTTTGACTTAGTATATTTTTATTTGATTTTATTTTACTATTATCAATTCTATTACTTTCTTTATAACTATTTTCTCGATTGTTTAAAGAAAATATTTTTTCAAATAATTTTTTAATTGAATTTAATTCATTGAATATTTTTAATTGTATTTTACCGTCTAATGTATTTTCTCTGGAAAAATATCTCATTAGATTATCAGTGACTATTTCATTTTTTTGATCATTTTCTAAGATACTATCTAAGGCCATTATTGCCTCCCAGCTTGTTTAAGTTTAATTTTTTCGTTTTCTTCTCGTATATAATTTACTACCATACTAACATATATCTCTCTTTCCCATGGTAACATATTTTCTATTTCAGTTAAACTATACTTATGATGATGTATTAATGCAAAATTTAACTTGTAATAATTTACAAGACTTTCATGAGAAAGAGTTAAACGAAAAAATTTTGAAGTCCCTCCAACACTATAGTATTTTCTTTACCACAGTTTTTACAAATGTGGTTTAATCTATTTTCAAGCTTTGGCATATTTAAAAAGAAATTTTCAAGTTTTTCAAATTGTTTTTTACTAAATGATTCTAAGAATCCTATTATCTCTTCCTTAGATTGATCTTCAGTGTTGTATGTTTCATCTTTAGTAAATATTTTCTCAATACAATCACATATTAATGAAATTACTTTTTCAGTTTTTAAATTTTCATAGATACTAATTATTTCATTAAATTTAGGATACCTCATTTGAACACCAACATCGTTAGTAATCATAATTCTATTTGTGAAATCATCTGGTTTTATTATTTTAGCTTCAAGTAAATTTATACTGAAATTATTTGTAAATTCACAATCACATTTATAATTTAGATCCGTCAATTCTCCAATGGATTTAGCTCTTAGATTAACAAAAATAAATTCTATATCAAAATGTGCTAGTTTATTTACGTTTAATTTGTTGAATGTACAATTGTCTATTAAATCTAGAAGTATTCTGGTAATTTCGCTTACTTCCGATTCTAATGCAGTTAATAAAATTTTAAATTCTTTAACTAAAAAAGGTCTGTATTTAATTATTTTACCGGTAGACGGTAATTCTAGTTCATATGTAGGTGTTTCTAATATCGGCAATGCCATAATAATCCTTTATTATTTTAACTTTATCCAACGTCTATAAACAAATGTGACATTTACCTTCTGTGGCATATTTAAAGATGCAGCATTTAAATCCATAATTCCTATATTTCTTGGAAAGGCATCTATCAGCTTTATAGAATAAACTATATCGTCAACTTCATTTAATTGATTTATAGTTATATCTGCTGCATATCCTCCTTCTGAATCTCTAAGATAAGATAAATTGTATGTTACCGGATCCACTATGGTACCAATCCATTCTTCAAAAAATTTTTTAACATCGAAATCTCTGTCCATTAAAAAGGATAAAGTAACACCTTCACCTCCATAATCTATACTTATTGGATTTTGATAATTTGGTCCATATATTCTTTGCGGCATAATTCCAAGATTTAATTGAGGCAAACTGGCATTTTCACAATACAGTGATACAAGTGTTAAATAATTTAAATTCAATTTTCTAAATAAACGTTGAGGGGCAGCCATAACTACTTCGAATCTTGTTGGTCTTGCTACACCATATGATGTAACGTATGATATAAAGTCCGATAGTTTATGAATTGATGATGCCATTTATTGTCCTGATATTTTTCTTGCTTCTTTCCAAACAAAAGATTTATTAGCACCTTCAAACTGTTCTATTGGCAGTTGTGATGCTGTTAACCAATCTGGATAATTTATTTTCAAGAACCTAGATTTAACATGATTTAATAGATAATGTTTCACACTTCCTTGTATTGGAGCGTATCTTGAAAATGTAAGTAATAAATTCCAAGATATTTTTATTCTAGTATCATCATTTAGATTATTATCCGTTGTATATTCTGTAAGTTTTTCAAGTAATCTAAATCGTATCATATATGGCATATAATGAAGATTAATACCATAAAAACCATTTTTTACAGTTCTAAAAGGTAACGCTAATGGAAATTTATCATAATAGGGTAAGCTGTCTTTAAATTTTGGATCATAATAAAATAAATACATATTTCCGGGAATAATATTGGTTTCAAGTTGTTTAGTATTTTTCATTAAAGATTCACTATTGGTATTATTAGTTAAATTCTTTACTTGATTTTGAAACCATTGATAAGATTTTTCTGCGTCACCCTTTTTTATTCTAATATTTTTAAAAATATCAGTTGCCATTATTTGATTCCTAAATCTTTTTCGGTTAGAATCATAAATTTCATTTTTCTGTCTTCACAAAATTCAAATGCAGCTTTCCATTTGGCTTGGTTAACACCATACTGAAATACCTCATCTATAAATTTTTTAGTTTTTCTAGTAGGTATTTCAGGAGGTTTAGTAAATTTTTCAGGTTTGATTTCGATTAGATATTTTTGTATTTTCTCTTCGGAATTCTTCACCTTAATATAAAAATCTACAAAATATCTATGTACCTTTTTATCTACGGGTGAGATATATGGTATAATAACTATTTCAGACCCCCATTCTAAAACCGACGAATTTTGATCGCACCATTTCATAAATCTTAATTCCCATAAAGATCTGTAAATGATATTATTGATATCTCCCTTGTACTTCAGGGGATTACCAATTCTAAAACGTCCCTTGTATGTTTTTTGGTGCATTTTTGGTTATAAATAATAAATAGACACTTAATATTTATTTACTAGAATGGCAATAACAAGAGATACTAATCCAACAGTTCAAAATGAACTTGAAAAATATGAGAACGAAAGATTTCGTTCTTATAATAATACTAAATATAACTGGAATGCATATAGCTATCCGGAAAATTTAGGTAGAAATCCGGATCTGCGTCATTATGTCGCCTTTTTTATAAATGTTAGAGAAAAATCTAAAAGTGAGAATAGATATGATACTTTTGATAAAAATGAAGTGCCGATACTAAGGACAACCAAAAAACCTACTGCGGAAGATTACGGAGTAGCATTGCCTAAAGTTTTAGCTTTACAGACAGCATTAACTGTGGCAGGAATACAAAAAGTAGGATCTATATCTAACGCAACTAAAGGTAAAAATCCAAGAGAGGCAGCTGCAAATGTAGTAAAAAGTGTTCTTACTTTTATTTTTACTGGATTGGCTACAAAAGAAATAAGTGACGCAGCATTAAGGCAAATTAATATTCTAGGTATTAATAATTTTTCAAGATTAAAAGATGTAATAACATTACATATAGAAGATCGGCCTACTGTAAAGTATGGTATGAATTATACTGAAAAAGATTTAGGTGTACTTGCAGGTTTTTTTGCCTCGGTTGCTTCTCAATCTGAATCTTGGCAGAATACGTTAAATTCTAGTTTTGGGGCAGAAGCATTAGCATTGGGTGCCATACAGTTAGCCAAAATACCCAGTGCAATAGGTGGTGCCACTATTTCGGATTTACTAGGTGCTGCAGCGGGGGTTAAAATTAATCCTTTTAGAGAAGTATTGTTTGAATCAATTGATTATAGAACATTTAATTTCAAATATAGATTTTTTCCTAAATCAGAAAAAGAAACTAATGCGGTAAAAAACATAATAGATAAGTTTAAAGAACATATGCATCCTGATTTATCTGCAAATGGATTTTTCTTTATTTATCCTTCAGAGTTTGAAATTGTTTACTATTACATTAATCCTAAAACTGAAGAACCTAAAGAAAATATTTATTTCAATAGAATTGCCTCGTGTGCTTTAACAGATATGTCTGTGGAATATGGAGGTGATACTTTTTCCACATTTAATAATGGTGCCCCGACACAAATAAATTTAACCTTAACTTTTAGAGAATTAGAACAACTTACTAAACGAGAAATGAAAAGAGGGTTCTAATGTATTTTGGTTCTTTTCCTTTAATGTTATATACTCTTGATGATAGACGTTCTGGTCAAGTTGTAACAGATTTGGCTCGCAGAGCGGGATACAATAAAGAATTTATCAATAACATTGCTTTTTATGAATTTTATGACGTCAAGGATGGGGAATCTCCAGAAATAGTTTCTGATATTTTCTATAATACTCCACTTTATCATTGGGTAATACTACACGCAAATAATATTATTGATCCGAGATATGATTGGCCTATGTCTCAAGAAAATTTATTGAGATTTTGTATTAGAAAATACGGCGGCGAGCCAGAGATTTATAAAACGAAATTATATACAAATCAGAAAAACTATGTTGTAGATAGCTACAGTGGATTACAAGAAAATTCTCCAAGAAGTGATAAAGAAGAAGTATTTATTTCATTTGAGGATGGATCTACATTACTACTAACAGATCCCCCCTTTACCATATATTCTGTTTCTCGATTAGAATATGAAACTGCTATCAATGAAGCGAAACGAAAAATAAAAATACCCAAATCTGAAGTTGTATCAGAAATAGTAAATACATTTAGTAAATTAATTAATGAATAGATCAGCAGAATTTCTTCAAAGAGCTGGTGATATTTTAATTGAGGAATTACTGTTAGTATCTTCCAACGGTGTTTATATAGATATTAGATCTTCATTTAGAGAAATTAATATCTTTGAAAGTATTTACAGTCCGGTTCTAAATGGTGATATTTTTATAGCAGATAATGTGAATCTAGTAAAAAATTTACAAATGACCGGTAATGAATATATAGTTATAAAATTGAAAACACCCTCTTTTGATTCATCTTCTACAATTCATAAAACTTTTAGAATTTTTTCAATAAGTTCTAGAAAAATAATAGATCAAATTACTCAGGGCTATGTATTATCATTTATTTCCAATGAGGGGTTTAAAGATACACTAAATCCTCTTTTTTCATCATATGAAGGAAAAATATCAGAAATAGTACAGGATATTTATGAGAATGAAATAGCAATGTCTAGAAATTTAATTATCAAAGATGGTAATCTAGTAGACTCTGAATCTACTAGTTTACTTATTTTAGATGAAACTAGAAATAGTGCAAAATTTGTTAGTCCTGGTTGGTCTCCCATAGGATGTATAAACTGGTTAGCATCCAAATCCTTACCTGCTAAAGGAAAAGCATGTAATTATTTCTTTTGGGAAACGAATAAAAGATTTATTTTTGGCCCATTGGAAAAGATATTTGAAACAATAACTAATGATGCTACTTTGATGGTTGGATATTATTCTTATTTCCCCCCAAATACAAGAGAAACCTACGATGTAACTGAAAAATTATTTCATATTGAAAATATAAGAATGCCTATTTTATTGGATAATCTAAGAAATTCTTCTAGTGGCTACTATAGTAATAGACTTATAAATTTAGATTTATTTAAAAAAGATTATGAATATGTAGATTATTTTCATAGTGATAATTTTAAGGATTACTATCATACTGCTGGCAGCTCAGAAATTCTAGCAGTTCCAACCTTTCCACAGCCTTTATTAACTAATCCTAGAAATAATTTTAAAATTAATTTTTCACATAAAACCTTATTTACAGAAACTAAAGAAAATATTAATGAATTGATGTCGCAAATCTATGGAAATAGATTATCTAATTTTTTGGAATTAAGAAACTTTTGTATGGAGATTACTGTACCTGGTCGTACTAATATAGAATCAGGCGATATGATATACATTAATATTCCAGATCCTTCTCCCGTAGATTCATCGGATATTTCAAAATCAAGAGAAGATCCGTATACTTCTGGTAGATTTTTAATTACAAAAATTCATCATAAAATAAACAATCTACCAAAACATGATATGATAATAGAAGTAATGAAGGATTCTTTTACTAACGTATATACAGATGTTTATTAATGCTTAACTTTAATAGCAATTTTAGTTGGTGGATCGGGGTAGTCGAAGATAGACAAGATCCTGAGCAACTTGGACGTTGCAAGGTAAGAATATTTGGTTATCATACGAATGACACAGTTGAATTACCTACTAAAGATTTGCCATGGGCCTTACCCATGCAACCAATTACATCTGCTGCAATTTCTGGAAAAGGTAGTACACCGATAGGCCCAATTGAAGGAACTTGGGTGGTTGGTTGGTTTTTAGATGGTGATGATATGCAACAACCGTTAATGGTTGGAACTATAGGTGGGAAAAATAAAGAAAATCCGCTAGGATCAGTTAAAAAATTTAGAAAACCGGAAGAAACTAACGTAGCCAAAGATTCTTACAACAATCCTATTTACAGTAGTAGCGGAGAGCCTGTTTTATCTAATCCAAAACAATCCTTTGATACAAGATATCCATATATTACGACAGACTTACCGCCGCTTTCGGTTACAAATATAAAAAAATTAATGGATGCAATTGGATTTAAGGAATCATCATCTGTAGCAGGCGGGGCCCAAAACTACAATATATCTAATAATTTAAAATACAGAGGCAAATATCAATTTGGTTATGATGCTTTAGCATTTTTAGGTTATGTAAAAAAATTTAGTACATCACAAAAGAATGATAAACTTGATGATAAAACTATCTGGACAGGTAAAGATGGTTTAAATAGTATAGATGATTTTTATAGTAATGGAAAAGTTCAAGAATCCATAATGTTTCAATACATGGCTTATCACTATAATTCTTTAATCGCAGATAAAGTAATAAGTACCGATGATCCTCCAGAACATATTGCGGGCATTTTGGCTGCTGCTCACAACGGAGGTAGAGGTAATGCTATTAAATATAATTCCAAAGATGGCAACGGTGTTACTAGAGGTGAATTTTATAAGATAGGAAATATTGCTCTAGGAGGGGATGGAACGATTCCAACCGAGGAATATTCAGATACCAATAGAGATACCTATGTTCCTACTAACGGTGGTAATATTAAAAATGATCCTACTAAAGCCTTAAATGATGAAGAGCTTGCAAAAAGAAGAGGTTTTCAAGATCCAAATAAAGTTTATCCTACTTTAGAATATTCTGGTGCACCAGATACCAATAAATTGGCCAGAGGTGATCATACGCATACATTATTAATTAAAAGAGAAAATCTTAGATCTTATAAAATAAATTTAGCCAATACGTCCGAAACTTATGATGAACCTCGTTCTACATATTGTGCAAGATATCCCTATAATCAAGTTTTTGAATCTGAGGCAGGGCACATTATTGAATTAGATTCAACCCCCGGAAAAGAGCGAGTAAATATACAACATAAAAATGGTTCTTTTATAGAATTTGATATCAATGGTTCCACAATAAGAAAAACTGTTGGTGATTTTTTTGAGATGATAGACAGAAATGGTTACTTGTATGTTAGAGGGGCATATAATGTCACTGTGGATGGTTCAACAAAAATTTTAGTCAAAAATAATGCTGAAATAGAGGTAAACGGAAAAGTAAATTTAATTGGGCATGGAATTGGTAATTTATCTTTTGCTAAGGAATTAAATATTGCTGCGGAAAGTATTAATATGTCTGCTACCAAGGGAGTAAAAATTCTTAGCGGTGAACAAATGAAAATGCAAGGAAAAGAAATCAATTTTTTCTCTAAAGATGGTAATATAACTGCCAAATCTAAAGATAAAATTATTATGCAATCAGATAATAGTACCAGTATAAATGGTGGATTAGAATTAAAATTGGATGCTATTGTAGTTAAAACTAAGTCTGGCTCGACATCTTTAAAGGAGATATCTATAGATTTACAATCGATACCTGATTCTTTATCTCCCATAGATAGTAATTTTGAAAATTTACCGATTCCAGATTGTGATGCTACAACTTATCTTTTTGATTCTTTAGAAGACGGCCATGAAGATTATAGAAAATCACAATTAAACAACGGCAAAATTATTGAAGGATCTCCCGCAGTAACAGAAATAGATTCTGCAAAAACAAGAAGTTTTGATAAAACAGGAACATCTTGTGATTGTAATGAATTTAGTTTATATGAAAATTTTCCAGATTCTTTAAAATTGTCTAAGCATTTCACTCTAGGGCCACTGTCTACCAGAGCTCTCGCTGGATCTCATACAATTGTTCCTCAGAAGGGTCTTCGTGCTTCAGATATAGTTTGTAATTTAAAAAATCTAGCTGTGAATTGTTTGGATCCAATAAAGGATAAATATCCAAATATGAGAATAAACAGCGGATTTAGACAAGGAAGTAGGGAAAATGACCATGGTTTAGGTATGGCAGCAGATATGTCTTTCTCTGGTGTCCCAATAAATCAGTATTTTGAAATTGTAAAATGGATTAAATCAAATATCCCTCATAAACAATTGTTATTGGAATATCAAGATAAACAATATGGAAGAACTTCTTGGATTCATATAGCGTATGATAAAGAGGGCAAAACGAGTCCTCTACAAGTGGCTACATTATACAACCATAGATTGTATCTACGTGATGGTTTTGCTAATTTAGGTTAATAAATATTTAAATGGCTACCATTAATAAAGTTATAAAGGAATTTTCGGATTTAGATCTATTATTTGATATCAATTTGTTTACTAAAGATGTGAACAGAAAAACTAATATCGAAGCAATAAAAGCATCTGTAAAAAATTTAGTTCTTACAAAAAATTATGAAAAACCGTTTCATCCCGAAATAGGGACACAAATAGATAATTTGTTATTTGATAATTACACTCCTGCAATAAAAAGCGCTGCCGAACGATCTATTAGAAATACAATAGAAAGATTTGAACCAAGAGTAAGATTGATAGAAGTAGCTATAAAAGAAGATCAAGATAACAATAGTTTAATTGTGAATATAACTTTTACTCCTAAAAATTATGATTTGCCAGTTACAGTACAAACAACCTTAGGTAGATTAAGATAATGGCCAATCTTAGAATTTCTGAATTAGATTTCGATACAATTAAACAAAATCTAAAAAGATTTATTAGTACCTATAGAGATAGTAATGGAGACTTAGTATTTTCAGATTATGATTTTGAGGGATCAGGTATTTCAGTATTATTAGATCTTTTGTCATATAATACGCATTATAATGCATACTATGCCAATATGGTTTTGAATGAAATGTTTCTAGATTCTGCAGTAAAAAGAGAATCTGCAGTTTCTTTATCTAAACATTTAGGATACACACCGAGGTCATATAGAAGTGCTAAAGCAACAGTAAGTTTTAGTGTCAGCAATCCAACCGGAAATCCTACATCACTAACATTGGACCAATATACGCCTTTTAGTACCCAAATAAATGGTAAAACATATACTTTTGTTAATCTTGAATCTAAAACGATTGAACCTGTAGGCAATATTTATGTCTTTTCTAATATAGTAATTACTGAAGGTATTCCCTTAGAATTTACAGCAAGAGTAAATACCCCCGGACCGGATGAAAAATATGAAATACCTAATGAAAATGTTGATACAACAACACTAATAGTAAAAGTACAAAAATCTAATACAGATACCACCACAGAAATTTTTACAAAAGCTGAGGATACTGTAGGCATTACTGGGTCATCAAAAGTATATTTTATTGAAGAGTCTCCGTTAGGAAGAACACAATTAGTGTTTGGTGACAATATTTTAGGGAAAAAGCTTACTTCTGGTAATTTTATTAAGATTCAGTATCTTATTAGTAATGGAGAAGATGTAAACGTTTCAAGTAAAACTACACAATCATTTTCTACATCATCATTTATAGGTGGAGGAACTATAGGCGAAGTAACCACTATAAGTAATTCTAATTATGGTATAACAAAAGAATCCATTGAATCTATAAAGTACTATGCACCAAAATTTTATGCTTCTCAAAATAGAGCAGTTACAAGTGAGGATTATAAGGTTTTAATAAATAGTTTTTATCCCTCATTTGTAAATTCAGTTGCGGTTTGGGGCGGTGACGAAAATATTCCGAAAAAATATGGTAAAATTATGATTTCATTATTACCTGCAGATGGGTATGATATTACTGATACTATAAAAAATGATATAACTACGTTTTTAACTGAGAAAAAAATGTTAACTCTTACTCCAGAATTTGTGGAGCCTGAAATATTTTTTATTAACATAGATGTTAGTGTTAAATATAATCCAAAATTGACTGGGTTATTAGCTGATGATATAAAACAATTAGTACAAAGTGAAATAAGAATATTTTTTAATAATCTTAAAACTTTTGATTCAGATTTTTATTATTCTCAATTAACAAAAGTAATTGATGAAAGTGATGATTCCATTATCGGTAATTTAACAAGTATTAAATTACAAAAAAGATTAGAACCCATAATTGGTAGAGACAATCTATATATTCAAGATAATAAAATTTTATTTTATATTGGTATAATTCCTGCAAGTCTTGAAACAACTAGATTTATTGTTAGTATTAATCAAACTTTATTGCCTGTTAGAATAAAAGATATTCCAAATGATAATATACCTAATTATACCGGTGAAGGCACATTAGTATTATACAATGCAGAATCTGGGGAAATAGTTTCTAGTAATTACGGTAGTATAAATTATGGAACAGGTGAAATTAGTATAAACAATCTTTTAATTTATGGATATTCTGATAATGTTACAGATATAAGATTAATGATTCAACCGCAAAATAATTATCTAGACATAACTGTTAATAAAAATCAAATTATTTTACTGGATGACAGTATTATAAATGGCTTAGTAAATAGAAATCAGGGTCTAACAGTTACAACTACAGCAATAAATGCCTAGACTTACTAGTAATATTTCACCTTTTATTGTATCACAACTTCCCGACTATATTAGAGGGGACTACATAACCTATGCTTCATCCAATAAAAACTTAGTAAATAATAATTCAGACTATAGTAAACTTATAAATTTTTTAGAAGCATATTATAGATTTTTAGAACAAGAAAAAAATCCTCAAGAACTATTACAAAATATTAAAAAATATGGTGATATAGATGAAACTATCGACACTGCTAACGTATCTTTAATAAAAACATTTTATAAGAATTATGGTGAGGATATTCCATATTCATTGATAGAAAACAATAGATTTTTTCTAAAAAGACTTAAGGATTTATTTAAAACTAAAGGAACTGAGGCATCTTTTGATTTACTTTTTAGAGTTTTATTCAATATAGATGTTGATTTATTTTATCCGGGTGAAAGAGTTTTAAAAGTTTCGGATGGTCGATGGAAAACTTTTAAAACTATAAGAGTAACAAAAAATAATACAGCTAATCTGTTTACATTAAAAAATAATAAAATAATTGGTGCAAATTCTGGAGCTACTGCAGTTGTAGATAATGTTCTTAAAATTTATGACAATGGTTTTGAATTGTATGAGTTATATCTTGAAAAGGTAAAAGGATCCTTTAACAAAGAAGTAATATATTCTGTTAAAGATAATAGTATTAAAGCAAATACTGAATATCAGTTAATATCTATAGATATAGTATCCGGGGGGTTAGGATATTCAAGTAATGTCGCCATTGGCTATTATGGCTCTGATATTAAAATTGCTAAAGTTAATGATTTTGGAACAATTAAACAAATAGATGTTTTAAATCCTGGTTATTATTTTACTGTTAATAATT